CCTAAAAAATTCCCCGGGGGTATATTTTGAAAAAACTTTTTAGGGTAGTTATATTATCACAGCATCTAAGAGGGTTGCGGGGTTGAGGTATCCTGTCCATTTTTTACTTCTCCTTTCAACAAGGTAAAAATCCTCGGCTTCGTAACTTTCTTAAATGCTGTGATAAAAGTATTACAAAAGTACCACATAAGTACATATTTAGTAACTGTAAACCAAAAGAGAGGAGTGAATAATAATGGCTAAAGTTAAAGCAAACAGCTCTTCTAATTCCGCTAGAAGTGTCAGACCAGCTTTAACACCTGAAGCTGAAGAGAATCAAATGATCGCTTTGGCGATGGATTTAGTTAAGCAGCGATTATTAGATGGTACAGCCACCTCTCAGGAGACTACTCATTTTCTAAAGCTTGCTACGACTAAACATAAACTCGAACAAGAAAGACTTGCTTTAGAGAACGAGTTAACAAAAGCCAAAACCAAAGCGCTTGGTGATGCAGAGGATATTAAAGAGATGTATACACAAGCACTTATGGCAATGCGGAATTATAGTGGACAGGGTGAACCAGATGAGTATTAGAACATATTCAGAATTAATTAAACTACCAACTTTCGAAGAACGCTACCGATATTTACGAATCGGGGGAAGAGTTGGCGAAGAAACTTTTGGGTTCGATCGATATTTGAATCAGAAATTTTATAGGACTGATCCTGAATGGAGAGAAGTAAAGGATTATGTGATTCTTAGAGACACTGGTAATAACGATTACTGCCAGGACTTAGGAATGCCCTATGGTTACGATATTATCGGAACAATTTTGATTCATCATATGAACCCAATCACACAAGAAGATATTATTAAACGGACAAAGTATCTCTTAGATCCGGAGTATCTTATCTGTACAATTCTCAACACTCATAACGCTATTCACTATGGTGACGAGAGTTTGTTAATAACCGCTCCTGTAGAGAGAAGTAGATATGATACATGTCCGTGGCGGAGGTGATATTTATGAGTGAACTTTATCATTACGGTGTTAAAGGTATGAAGTGGGGAGTAAGAAAAGCAGAGGAATTATATTATAAAGCTGATATAGCCTATGCTAGAGGCGATAAAGCATCTGCTCGAAAATACGAGAAAGAGGCTAATAAAGTTTTGGTTAAAGCCGCAAAGAATCGTGAAAAAGACATTAAGAATAATTGGCAAAAAGCATATAATTTAGCAGTTAACGAATGTAACGAACGTTTGATCCCCGAACTAAATAAGAAGTATGAAAAGTACGATTTTCGCGATCGATATACGAATGCTAAGATTAAAAAAGCTTTTGATGAATACCAAGAAGAATATGCTAATAGTTGGAATGAACTTTATACAAAAAAAGTAAATGAATTATTTGGTGAAAATCCTAAAGGTACTCAAGCGGAAAATCTTCCGGGATATTATAGCAGAAGTGATATCGAAATGATGAAAATTAGAGGTTATTAACTATTAAAGGAGGAACTCAAAATGAGTAAACACAACAAAATTAATTATTCAAAATTTGCAAACAATAATGTAGAAGAGACTTCTATCGACCAGGTAGAAGAGGTTGTAGAAGATATTACTGAAGAAGTAGTAGAAGAAGTGATCGAAGAACCTGTAGCAGAAGAAGCAGCAGTATCTCCGGTCGGAGTTGTAAGCGGTTGTGTTAAACTTCGTGTTCGTAACAATCCTACAACCATGGGTGAAGTGATCTGTGAAATTAAGGAAGGCACAGTTGTAATTATTGATGAGAAAGAATCAACTGTTGAATTTTATAAGGTTACCACAGAAGCAGGTGCTGAAGGTTACTGTATGAAGAAGTATATTACTCTCAAATAATTGGAGGTGATATTTATGAATGAACTTTATCACCACGGAGTCAAAGGTATGAAGTGGGGTGTGAGAAGAAAGAGTTCGACATCATCTAAAACTTCTGTAAAGAAATCAAAGAATGATAATTTAACCGACGAGCAATTAGCAGCTAAAAAAGCTAAACGCAAGAAAGCTTTAATAATTGCTGGTATGGCAGCAGCTACCGTTGCTATTAGTGCCGCCGGGACATATGCAGTATCTAGTCCTAAAGTTAGAGGTTTAGTTAGTAAAGGTATGAAAATGTTTGATAAAGAAAAATACGACGATTTTTCCGGATATGAATACCCTACAGATAAACACGGTAATAGAATTGTAGATATAGATGCTTATATGAGAGAGCATAAGACTGGTCTTTATAAGGAGGATTAAATGGAAAGTATACTGACATCAATTAAAAAGCTGCTTGGAATCACAGAAGAGCAAGAATATTTCGATGATGATCTGATCATTCACATCAACACTGTGTTTATGATTTTAAACCAGCTTGGTGTCGGTCCATCGGAATGTTTCAGCATAGAAGATAAACTTGCTACTTGGTCAGACTTCTTAACGGATAGTACCGACTATAATGCAGTAAAGTCTTATATGCATATGAAAGTAAGACTCCTTTTCGATCCGCCTCTTAGTTCTGCTGTAATAGAGTCGATGAATCGAATGATAGCCGAATTAGAATGGCGACTTCTCATAACAGCAGATTCCAAAGCATCCGAATGAGAGGAGGAAAATTCAAAATGGAGAATAATAGTTTACAACACCACGGCGTCAAAGGCATGAAGTGGGGTATAAGGAGAGCTAACAAATCTTATGGCGGTAAGCGTAAAAATAATGCGCCTAGAATGAGCGCCGATGCTAAAGAAGCTGCTAGATTAAAGAAAAAGAAAGTTAGCGAAATGAGTACCGAAGAGCTAAAAAAACTCAATAAGCGCATGGAAGCAGAACAGAACTATAAGCGATTAAATCCTAGTAAAGTAAAAAAGGGCATTGCAATTGCTGGAACTGTTGCTGCTGGTTTAGGTACAGTTGCTTTACTTTATAATAACTCTAAAACTGTTATTGGTATAGGTAAAAAAATAGGCAACGGTATTGTTAAATCATCTGGTGACATGATTATGTCTGATTTAAACAAAGGTCTCAGCAGTATTTATATCGATTAATTGGAGGTGATAAAATGAGAAATAATGAACTTTATCACCACGGCGTCAAAGGCATGAAGTGGGGTATTCGTCGTAAACGCCCTGAGTATGGGGATGGAAGTTCTTATAGAACTGATAGAGGATACAGCAATTCGCCTAGATCAAGTAGAACACAAAGTACTACTCAGAAGCCTGTAGAAAAACCAAAACCCATGTTTGACGAAAATGATTCATATATTCCAAAAGATACATATAACAAGATCAAAAGAGGAATGGCTACAGCAAGTAATGTGATAAGCCTTGCAGGTATGGGTTCGACTTTATTTACTACAGCTGTTAATGTTAGTACAACTAGTTTTAATACCGTGGTTCCACTTGTACAAAAAACTATGGATACTATTGGAACCATGAGACCAACGGATTTAATCACACAGCCTGAGGAATAAAAATAATAAAAAGGAGAAGGAAATGGCATTATCGAACACGGCCACACCTATATATTACGGTAAGTTTCGAGATGCTGTAATTAGAGGTGAAATACCGGTATGTGAAGAGATCTCAATGGAGATGAACCGAATAGATGCGCTAATAGCGAACCCTGGAATTTGGTATGACGACCAAGCGATCCAGGGTTTTATTAATTATTGCGAAAATGAGCTCACTCTAACTGATGGTGAGGATTTACATTTATTAGATTCATTCAAGTTATGGGCAGAACAGATATTTGGATGGTATTACTTTGTTGATCGAAGTGTGTATGTACCAAATCCAGATGGACATGGTGGACACTATGTTAACAAACGAATTAAGAAACGATTAGTTAACAAACAGTATCTTATAGTAGCCAGAGGTGCTGCTAAATCCATGTATGCATCTTGTCTGCAAAGCTATTTCTTGAATGTGGACACTGCAACTACTCATCAGGTAACCACTGCTCCAACTATGAAGCAGGCGGAAGAAGTTCTATCGCCAATTCGAACTTCAATTACTAGAGCTAGAGGACCGCTATTCAAATTTCTAACAGAAGGATCTTTACAAAATACAACCGGATCGCGTGCTAATCGTATGAAATTAGCATCCACAAAGAAGGGTATCGAAAATTTCTTAACTGGATCATTGCTGGAGATCAGACCAATGACCATCGATAAACTTCAGGGCTTGCGAGTTAAGATTGCGACTGTGGATGAGTGGCTATCCGGTGATACAAGAGAAGATGTTATAGCTCCACTCGAACAGGGTGCAGCTAAAGAACAAAATTCATCTGGTAATAACGACTATTTAATCGTGGCAATCAGTTCAGAAGGTACGGTCCGTAATGGACCTGGCGATACGATCAAAATGGAGTTAATGGAAATACTCAAAGGTGATTATAATAACCCACATGTATCAATCTTCTGGTATAAACTAGATTCTTTGGATGAAGTAGCCGATCCCGATATGTGGCTTAAAGCAAATCCGAATCTCGGAAAGACAGTTACATATGAGACTTATCAGTTGGATGTAGAAAGAGCTGAAAAAGCTCCTGCTACTAGAAATGATATTTTAGCAAAGCGTTTCGGTATTCCTATGGAAGGTTATACTTACTACTTCACTTATGAAGAAACCTTACCGCAGGAACGAAAACGAGATTATTGGCGAATGCCATGTGCATTAGGAGCCGACCTTTCACAAGGCGATGACTTCTGTGCGTTTACATTTTTGTTTCCATTATCTAATGGTGCTTTCGGGGTTAAGACTCGAAACTATATTACTGAGAAGACATTACATAAATTACCTTTAGCTATGAGAGATAAATATGAACATTTTATAGATGAAGGTAGCTTAATAGTTATGCCTGGAACAGTATTGGACATGATACAAGTTTATGAGAATTTGGATGAACATATTCTTTCTTGTGACTATGATGTTCGTTGTTTCGGATATGACCCATATAATGCTAGAGATTTTGTAGAGAGATGGGAACGAGATAATGGACCGTTTGGTATTGAGAAAGTTATTCAGGGTGCCAAAACCGAATCTGTTCCTTTGGGCGAATTAAAGAAACTTGCAGAAGAGAGACTTCTTTTATTTGACGAGGAACTTATGTCGTTTGCGATGGGTAACTGTATTACTCTTGAAGATACAAATGGTAACAGAAAATTGTATAAGAAGCGATATGAACAAAAGATCGATGCGGTTGCGGCTATGATGGATGCTTATGTCGCTTATAAGCTTAACAGAGAGGCATTTGAGTAAAGGAGGTGTAAACCTTGGATAATGAAAACGAACTTTATCACCACGGCGTCAAAGGTATGAAGTGGGGTGTGAGGAGAGCAATAGTTCCTACGATTGCTGGTCGTACAATAGCTAGAGGTGTATCTAAAAAAATACCTTATGTAACGGTAATACAGGGTAGAGATAATGCTAAAAAAGCTGCTAAAGAAGCTAGAAAAGACACCATCAATAAAATTAATAATTCGCCCTATAAAAAATACATAAAAAAGAACACTGCGATACGCGACGCTGAAAAAAAAGCTAGAAAAGAATCTTTTGCTGCCGATAAAGCTAAAAACAAAGAGCTAAGAGAAAAAAGAAAAGCTAATAAAACTAAAATGTCAACAAAACAAAAAGTTGCAGTAGGAGCTACTGTAACTGCTACCATATTAGCTGGTGCTTTTGCAGCAAAGAAAATTTCTGATATTCATGCATTTAAACCTCTTAGCGAATCCGAATTATCTAAGATGGGATTAACGAGACTTTAGTAAAAAATAGGAGGAAAATTCAAAATGGGAATTACGGACAGACTCCAGCACGCCTGGAATGCTTTTATGAACAAAGATCCCACACCGTATTATAACAATAGTATAACATCGGGCGGATATGCGTTCAGACCGGATCGTCCAAGACTTTCGAGAGGTAATGAGCGATCTATTATCACATCCATATACAATCGTATAGCTCTGGATGTAGCAGGTATTAAGATTCAACATTGTAAATTGGATGATAATGGTCGATTTATTAAAACTATTGATTCTAAACTTAATCAATGTTTGAATCTCGAAGCTAATATTGATCAGACCGGTAGAGCATTCATTCAAGATGTTGTAATGTCAATGCTTGATGAAGGTTGTGTGGCTATCGTTCCTGTAGATACTAGCTTTAATCCAAACAAAACCGGATCTTTTGATATTTTATCAATGAGAACTGGTAAGATTTTGGAATGGTATCCGAAACATGTAAAGGTACGAGTTTATAACGAGAAAAAAGGAGAGAAAGAGGACATCATTGTGGCGAAGAGTACAGTAGCTATTATTGAAAATCCTCTTTTTGCTGTTATTAATGAACCTAACTCAACAATGCAGCGTCTGGTAAGAAAACTTAATTTATTGGACTTCATTGATGAACAGAGTGGTTCTGGAAAACTCGATATGATTATTCAGTTACCTTATAGTGTTCGATCCGAATCACAGCGTGAACGCGCCGAAACTAGGCGTAAAGATATAGAAAAGCAATTAACCGATTCTAAGTATGGTATTGCTTATGTTGATAGTACAGAGCGTATTACACAGTTGAATCGTGCTGTCGAAAACAATCTCATGAAGCAGATTGAATATTTAACGAGTATGCTATATAGCCAGTTAGGTATCACTCAGGCAGTAATGGATGGAACGGCAGACGAGAAGACAATGCTCAACTACAACAATAAAACTATCGAGCCTATCATTTCAGCAATCGTTGACGAGATGAAACGAAAGTTCCTGACCAAAACAGCAAGGTCTCAATATCAGTCAATTTCATTCTTTAAAGATCCTTTCAAACTTGTACCGGTTAATGATATTGCAGAGATCGCGGATAAGTTTACTAGAAATGAAATCTTAACATCGAATGAAATTAGACAGCTTATTGGTATGAAACCGTCAGATGATCCTAAGGCTGATGAGCTTAGAAACAGTAACATCAACCAGAATGATCAAGGTGAAACGCCTCCTATGGTTGAAGCGCCACCTAGTGACGAGCCTGTTGGTATGGATGCTTTCGCAGAATTTAATAGAAAATTACAAGAAGG